GCCAATATCTGCATAAGCCTAACTTTATCGTAAAGTTCTACTTCTATTTGGTTGCCAGATTTAGTTGGTGTTACTTTGATCTTCTTAATCGCATTTAATGAAGTTTCTGGTATGTCCTTCATCTCTTTAATCTTAACTTCCTCGCCTTTCCATTCAATAACATCAGTTATATTCGTAGAAGCCATTTCAAGCATCGCCAGAGCAAGTTGATCTCGATTGTCATATATCAACCGAGATCCCTTTAATCGCTTCTGTATAGCTCCTATGCCACCGAAACGACCTACATTTGGAGTAACTCTAGCCATTAAAAAGGTATCTCATCTTTATTCACGCCACCAATAACTCCATCTCTAGGCTTCTGCTCAAAGATATTAAGCCAGATTTCGCCATCTTTATTGGGAATTGGTAAGGCTTCAAGCT